ATCAAAACTTGCAACTAAATCATTTTGAAAGAATTCATGTTGTACAATTTCGTCCATGTTATTATGTAATAAACTGTTGAATGTGTCGCCGTAGTTTTTGTTAATTCTAGCTGTCAGATGATCAAACATGTTATGACGCATAAAATAACCATTATGTAAAAAACAACAAGGCCAAATTTTACTATCATATCCCATGAAATACATTTTGCGTTCTAAGCTACGACAATTTACTGTACGTGTTTCTTTCTCACTATAATCTTTAGGCCATTGTTTATTGTGATAAGGTAAATTTAATTTTTTCTTCGAATTGATAGTTTCTACAGTTTCAGTCTCGGTTATGTGAGATAAATCATAACGTTTTTCAAACTTACTGAATCCCATACTTTTTGCAAGTTCTTCGGCTTCGTCTTGTTGATGGCTATTCCACGGAAATATTAAAAATTGCCATCTTACATGAGCACCTGTTTCTATTGCTGCTTTAGCATTTTCTATAATTTTATTGTAATCAGTATTCTGTCTGTATATATGATTAGTGTCTTCCAATCCATCAATACTAAAATGCAAACTATGATATTTAAATTTCTTTAATGCATTGCCAACTTTTTTAAAATATTCAGGCGAACGTAAACTACCATTTGTATGTACACTTGTTATAAGTTTAGGATTATGATTACTAGCAACATTCAAAAAATCTAAAAATTGCGGGTGCATTAAAGGATCGTCTATTGTTCCACAAAATTCAAGTTCAGTTAATGTACTCATTGTATCTGATTCTAATAATTTTTTAAAAGTATCAATTTCTACTATTTGTTTTTTTGGTATTGTTTTTTTTGATTCGTTGAAATTATAAACTTCTGTTCTATGACATCCTAGACATAGTGCATTACACATACTACTTAATTCTATTTGTAAAACCTCAGCCTGTCCAAACACTATTTAAATTGCTCCGCAAACGGATCAAATTCAGTGCCACATTTCTGCGCACACACACCTAGTTTACCATCTTTTACACTAGATAAATTCCAGCTGTTTTGTATATCAGACAATAGTGTTCCATTCATTACATCTTGTAAATCGTTGTCAATAACGTCGATGCCTTCTTTACCTCCAGCACGATCAATAAAATCCCAAACCTGTTCTACTCTTGGATCAGGATGCCACCATTTATACATACGGCCGGCTGTCCAACAACACGGCATCATTAGTCCTTCAGCAGTAATAAAGATATTACCTTCTGCTGCAACTTTACATTTAATTTTACAAGTATCATAGTAATCGGCCATGCTGCCGTATTCTTTTGTTAATTGCTTTTCTTTTAATAATGCAAGATTTACATTTTCTATTTTTTTAGGCTTTGCTAAGTTTTGCGTATCTTCGCCTTTGCGATTTTTTGCTTGGTGTGTTTCTTTACCTGTGAGTTTTGCAGTACTAAAGAATCTTCCGGTTTTTTTCTTAATAAATTTTTCGCAGCCCCATTTGTTAGCAAGTGCTTCTGCTTCGTCTACTTGATGTTCGTTATGCTGGAATATAATATAATCCCAACGAGCTCTGCCGCCGGCATTTATAAATGCTCGCATATTACGTTCTACATTATCCCAGACAACATTCTGCCTGTATAAATGATTAGTGTCACTAAGACCATCCACGCTAAAAATAACAGCACCCATTCTACCAAAGACTTGGGCAAGTTCACTCCACCACGCTTCATCTTTTGCTCCTGCGTTTGTATTCATTGAGAGCCACATATTAGGATTGTGTTCTCTAAAGTAACGAAAAACTTCTAATGTGTCTTTAGCAACAATAGGATCGCCTAAGTTACCGCACATGAACATTGTTTTTAACTGTGCAATAAATTCGGGTTTAAAGATACGTTTGCAATCTTCTAAACTTAATTCTGCATTTGTAATATGAGGATTGTCTGCTCCGCCATTCATGTTTCTATCACACATAGGACATGCTGCTTGACATTTTTGTGTAATCTCTAAATGAACTGTTCTAACATCACTATAACTATACATTCCTAGTCCCAATACATTTTATTATTCTTTTGATAGAAGTATTCTTTTTCTAATTGTAACATATCATTATAGGTAAATCTATGATGAAATGTACCGTATCCTATACTTATACTAAAACGCACATACGGATCTAACTTACGCTCAGGTCTAGGTCCGTGTTTTTTATATTCAATAACTGCATAACCGCCTTCAAATTCAAACTCTATGCCAGTTTGCCAATTATCAATTATTTTTTCAAAGTCAGATATTGTAAATCTATAACCATTTACTAAAGTTTCATTTATCTTTACACTAACATCTACTCGATTTTGATCTTTGAATAGATAAATTTTTAAAGGTTGTGTAAATTTCATTCTATCACCAACTTTACCTTTTTGCCTGGGCCAGTTTGACTTGGCAAATCACCGTATTCCTCAATATACCATTTGATTACAGCTTTATACCATTGTTGACTATTATGGTGTGCTTGTTTATTAAATTGCCAAATATTATTATTTGTAGCCTGCATTGTACTCAGAGCTCTTGCACTTTCTTTTTGTAACTGTCTTAAACTTAATATTTCTAAATCTATCATGGACGTCCTATAACCATAAATCTTTTATATCCATATAATTCTTGTTCACCAGCGTATTCAAGTCGCTCCATTGGAAACTTTTTACACATATGATCTATACTATGTACGCAATTTACATGTTCTTCAACATCAAACAAGTTATTACTTTGAATAACAAACAATGGATCGCTTTCCATTGGTCTATGCACAAATTTTTGATACCACGTACTAGGCATGTGTTCGGCACTTGTATTAAACACTAAACTTGGTTGTGTTTTTTCAAATATTTCTTTGTCAGTTGTATAATTTTTAACATTATAAGTACACCCTGTTCTGCTGATCCATTCCATGTTTTTATCTAAATCGCTGCTACTTGCCATTGGTAGTTTCATTTCAACAGATTTTACTTTATAACCTTCAATACGCTGTGCATTAAAAATCTTATCACTAATGTAACATGCTTCAGAATCAACATCAAACACTCTCATTTTATTATATTCTATAACTTGCTCAAGGAACAAACGTATCTGTCCGTACCATCCTCCGAGTACATACACAGTATCAAATTCTTTTTGTATTTTTGCAAGTTCTTCCATTGCCCATATTTTACTATTTACTTGCCCTCTACTAAATGCATCTTGTAGGAAAATAGGATTATAATTATTTCTATAATACTTGTCAAATATATCAAAAATATCGTTAGTTGTTTGTTTCTTTAAAAAATGCAAAAATTCTGCAATGTTAAGATCCAATGACAAATTTATCATATTGTCCTTTGAATACATCATTGATAAGAAAAAATCAACAAGCATTTTTGATTCTTTATCGTTGACAAAATCAAAATATTCTTGTAGGCCATGCAACCAACTTATATTATCTACTGCAATTTCATTATTTACATTCATTACCAAATCTCTCCTCTAACCAATCAAAGTCATTAATCTTTTTTAATTCTTCACTGTTGTGTTTACTACGAGCACCAAATACTGCTCCTGACTTTGCACCTTGGAATGCATAATCAGCAAAGTCTCCTGTACCTTTTGTACACCAAGTAACAAGACGTTGTTGTGTTTCGTTATCTTTTTGTCTGTCTATTACACGACTACTTAGCTTTGCACATTCTCTAAATGCACTTTTCCATGTATTAAAAGGATCAGTGTTAAATCCAGTAATGTTGCTTACTTGCATCATTGCTACAAATTTGTTACTGATACTTGTGGTCATATCAGGCTTACTTGTGTCCATATTAATTGTTTCTTCTCTTGGAAACAACTTTACTCCGCCGTATCCATATTCAAGACCGTTTACCGGGTTAATACTGCGCCAAACGTGTACTGCTTTACTATTCCACCATTCAGGTACATAGTCAAAATTAAAGTTATCAACTATTTCAGCATCACCGTCAACTATCCAGACTCTGTCAGATGTACAAAGTTTTGCAGCTTCAATGTGTGCCTGGTGTATTCCTTTTACTCCATGTACCCGTTTAGCTCGTGGAAATCTTTCCAACAAATTTTGATAATTTTCATCTGCGTTTGGCTCTTGATAGCTGATGAAAACTATATCACTTGTTTCACTTATTGGTGTGCTTGCAGAAATATCTGTAAACTTTTTGTTAATATAAAATCTAGCAGCAAGCTCTCCTGGCCCGTGATGGCTTCCTTTTGGCATAAGTGCAACACCGTCGTAATTTTTACCATTTAAAAATACGTGTGTATACTCTATATCAGCCGGCTTAGATGTGTATGTAAAATCCCAATCATTATTGAGTTCTACTTCCGGATATACAATCCATAACATCTTTGTATTCGATTGTGCCTTTGCTGAAACAACGGATTCTGCCGTTTTAGCAATTATAAATTTTTGTTTTAACTTTAGGTACTGAGGGTGATCATTTGATCCAATAAAATATATATCATACATAAACTAATTATTACACAGATCCGTGTTCCTGTCAACTATTTAATGATAAATATTTTTTACATAAGGATATATGAATCAATGGCCGTGCATAAAATAGATTATAAGTTTCCTAAAGATACGCTCTTACATGAGTACGAAACACTATTTGAAACAAAGACCGAAATACAAGATCAAGTAGCAACTTTTGATAAAGTTAAGGAAATTATATGTCAGAAATAATCATATTTAATGATTGTAACGGACCATTAGGATTTGGAAGATACGCAGGACCATATAGATTAGCAACAGACTTGAGAGACAACGGGTTTACTGTTCAAGTTGTTGAATTTTATGGTGACATGGAAGTTGAAGAAGTCGAACAGGTAATAGAATCATGTGTTACAGACGAAACTCTTTGGGTAGGGTTTGCAACAACGTTGTACGGTAAGCATCTTTCTTTCAAAGAACAACTAAAAGTATGGCTTACTCCTCCTATGGGCGCACTTTCGCAACTAGGTGAAATTTGGCATACGCTCTGGCCTCATACAGAAGAACAGACGCAAGGGTTTTTTAAAAAAATTAAAGAAACAAATCCCAAAACTAAAATTGTTGTTGGCGGCTATAAAGCATTATTAGAAAGTACTGAGAATGTAGACTATTGGATATTAGGACAAGGTGATGCATCTTCCGTTGCATTATCAAAGCACTTAAAATTTGGCGACAAACTTAAAGTTATCGAAATGGAAAACAGCAACGTAATTACAGATAAGATGTATGACTTTGCAGGATTTAATGATAGTAAAATTGTATGGCACGAATCAGATCATATTTTTCCAAATGAAGAATTACCAATTGAAACTGCTAGGGGATGTATTTTTAAATGTGCGTTCTGTGCTTTTAATCTAAATGGAAAGAAGTTTGGAGATTATACTAAAAACGGTGATACATTAAGAGACGAACTTATGTATAACTATGAACATTTCGGCACGACCGGTTATATGGTTAGTGACGATACAATGAACGACAGTTTAACAAAAATAAAATATTTGCACGAAGTAATTACCAGTTTACCTTTCAAAATTAATATTAGCGGATTCTTACGTTTAGATGTTATTGCTGCCCAGCGTGAAATGATTCCTCTTTTGCACGAAATGGGACTAGTCACTGCCAACTTTGGTATTGAAACATTTAATCAGGAAGCTGGAAAAGTTATAGGCAAGGGTGCAGATCCTCAAATGTTAAAAGAGTTTCTCTATGAATTAAAAGACGCATGGAAGGACGATGTTTACACAGGGGCCAATTTTATTATTGGATTACCAAAAGAAAGTAAAGAAAGTGTTTTAGATACAATGGAGTGGCTACATAGGCCCGATGTACCGTTACATGTTATTGCATATAATAGATTATATATTAAACAATTTAATAGAGGGATAAACCCATTACACATAAGCGATTATGATATGTTTAAATATGGATTTAAAAAATCAGTAGACGGGTGGCAATATAACGCTACTAGTAAAATTGAAGACGACTCTCAAAAATACGACATCCAGCATAACGAAAACGACATGAATTGGTTTGAATGGACATCTCCATATATGACAGCACAAGAAGCAGACCAACTTGTAGAACAATTCTATTATGATCCACGAAATGCACACAAGAAATTTACACTTGCTGGATTTGTACAGTATAATAGAATTAAAAATTTAGGGTATAACAAAGAAGAAACATATAGAGCACAAACAAATGACCCTAAATTTATAGTAGATGCTATAAACCAACGCAGAGCTATGAAAGAACAATATCTACAAAAACTTCTGATAAATAAGTGTAGGAGACAAACATGAGTATAATACCTGGTGACACAGTAAGATTAACAATTACAGGCAGCGATAGCTCTGTTCTAGTAGATAGCTGGAGTAGTTCAATTAGAGGTCCTGTAGTAGGCAGTGACAATTCAACATTAGTCGATACTGCAAACAACGTACTATTAGGAAAACTTGACGGAGTATTGGCTGGGAATGTTACAGCTAGTAACGGCTCTGTTGTTTTAAATCCAGGTAGCACAGGTGCTGATGCTGTGTTTATAGGAGATGTAACTGGCGACTTAGTTGGAGAAGTATTTGGAGATGTCACAGGTAATTTACAAGGTGACGTAATCGACGATCAAGAAAATGTTATATTGGATGCTACTAATCGTACACTAACAATAGATACTGTTACTGTACAAAACATTGTTTTACAAAATGATCTCACTGTTGCTGACTTGACTTCGGCTACAGCAACTATCGGACAATTATACGGTACTCTGTTAGGCGATGTCTCTGGTCAACATTATGGAGAAGTGTTTGGCGATGTAACAGGTGACTTGACTGGTGATGTTACAGGTAATTTAATTGGTAATGTCGAAGGTGATGTTTTTGGAAACACAACCGGTGAGCACTTTGGCAATGTTGTTGGCGATGTTTTAGGCGACACTAGTGGCACACACACTGGCAATGTTGAAGGCAATGTTGTTGGCGATTTAGAAGGCATGGTTAGAAATGAAGACCATATAGGATTATCTATTTCAGACAATGGTATAATATCTATTGGCGGCAGTCCAAACATTACCACAATATCAACTGGGCCAGAACTTGCTGATACTACATTAGTTAATAACTTTAGAGAAAAGAACGATTTTATAGTTGTTCCTCATTCAACAAATTTAGCAGGACAACGTGCGCATTTTCATAGAGTAAGCAACGGAGAAAAAGCAAGTATAGCACCTGGCGAAATATTAGACTTTAAAGCAATATTAGCTCATAACGGAACTGATTATGCACAAGCAGGAGCATGGGGTTATATTGCAGACCCAGAGTCAACAATATCAAACACAGGCAGTATTAGAACACTATTTGGTGTAAGTGTAGCCGACGGAACAAATCCACCGGATATAATAGGACCAAAAAGATTAAGTGTAAATCATCAAGGTACAGTTGGCGGATATGCATTTAAAGCACACCCCATTAACAGTACACAACGTAATGATTTAGACGCCGAAGCAGGTATGATTATTTTCAACAATAGTACAAATAAATTCCAAGGATATAATGGCAGTATGTGGGTTGACATAAGCTAACCTTTATGCTATTATAATAGCATGAGTAAATTATATTTTGGAGTGTGTCCATACGGAACAGTATGCGATGTTTTTATTAATACATTAGCAGGTTGGAGTGATGAATGGGTACAACCATGCACACCCGATATAACCAATACAGGACATCTAATACACAACAATCATGAACAATATGTTTTAGATTTAACCAACAATAATCCAATGCAATTTAGAAATATCGATTGGACAGATCGCCTGTCTGATATTGAAGCAGTTCTTAGTAATGCCGGGGATAAAAAAGTATGGATTGGTAATTTTTCAAGCAAACAAGCAAGACTAATTAAAAAACATTTTGGCAGTGATGCGACTACTGTAGGAATTACATATACTCCTAACACACGTGATCTAGTATTAGAAAATGTAATTACATATTATTCTGGGTTATCTACTGAAACAGATAAAGAAAAATACAATGTAGGATACAATGTAAGATATCAGATGAATAAAGACAAATGGGAAAAAATGGTTCCATACTCTTTTCAACTAGATACTGATTTTTCAATCGATCTTATAGATTTTCTAAAGCCAGATAATTACATTGATGCAGTTGAACAGATCGACGGGCTGCGAAATGAAAAACAATTAGAATATTATTTTACATGGTTGTTTAGAACTAAGGAGAGATTAAATGAAAATAAGTAAAATACCCGGATGTGGAAGTTTTGGCGTTTTTATCGATGATGTCAACTTTAATAATATGACTGACGAACAATGGACAGATATTGGTAAGATACATCTTAAAGAAATGGTTACAATAATACGTGGAGCAAAATTAGATAAAGACACGTATTATAAATGGATGAGAAAATGGGGTAAAGACCGCATGACATTTTGGGGATTGCTTTTCCAAAAGTATCCTTGGTGGAACGGTAAACTAGACAGCATTATGACACACCCAGATGTTAGCGAAGACGATAAAAATAGTATTTGGGGATTTTTCCGTGTAAGAGAAGGTGTTGGTCAAGAACAAGGCAATATTATCCGTGTTAGTGGCAAGAAAGACGAATACGGAAATCCATTAGGAATGTTTGCAGAAGGCGAGCTACTATGGCATAGTAATGAAAGTGGTAATATAGCATTTGCCCCTGGTGTAGCACTGCTCGGAATGGAAGGCACAACTAAAAGTGCTACCGGATTCTTGACAACAGTTGATTACTACCAAGATGTAAGCGAAAGTTTTCGCAGCGAATTAGACGAAATGATATTACTGCATAACTTTACGCCAGGAAAAATTAATCCAGGTTTAAATAGTAATCAAGATAATTTAATGTATAAAAATATGGCACCTGATCCTAATGCAGAGATTCCTATGGTAATACGCAGCCCGGGCGGACATAAAGGTTTGCATTATAGTTTCAATACAGTTACAGGCATCAAAGGCATGTCTGACGCAGAAGCTCTCAAAGTACTAGAAAAAATTAAATCAGAACTAGAAGTTGACAAATACATTTACGATCACTGGTACCAAGAAGATGGCGATTTGTGTTTGTTTGATAATAGTATTACACAACACAGACGTTTAGGTAGCACTGATAATAGACTATGCTTAAGATATCAATACGATTATACAAATTTGCAAGACGAACCGTGGATGCCCTATTTGCAACAACCTTATATTAATAGCTATATTGATCGTATTAGCTTTGTAGTAAATGCAATGCAAAACAAAGAATTTAAATTACCAAAAAAGGAAACTTATGAAGCACTGGCATCTTGAAACATATGACGGAACACAAGATTTAACAGAATTTTTTATTGAAGCAGAACGTAGACGCTTTTACAACAACAGCAATGCAGATATGTTGCTAAAGTCTCTTGAAAACGAAATAGATGCAAATTTATTTTTGTTGTATAATGCCGAAAGAATTATTGGTTGTGTAGTTAGTCATAAATTACAAGGACTTGAAATTTTAGGAAGTCCTGCTTATAGGATTGGTGCTAGAATTTGTGTACTAAGTCATTTGGTACAAGGACACCGTTTACACAATACTATGAGAAATTTAAGAAATGCACCACGTCCGCACGATCATCCTAGCGCACAATTTCTTATACCAGCGTGTATAGAACATTGCGGCAGAGATGCTAATATGTATATAAGCACACACCCTAGTCCTATTGCAAAACAAAGAGCAGTTCATACACGCTGGGCTCCAGAATGGCGTAAACAGGGCTTTTTAGAAGATCCTATTGAATTAGAGTACAGAGGTACAATACAAAGTTTTTGGAAATTTAAAGTAGATAATTATTACAAAGAAATGCAAGACGAACGTTGGCCTGAGGCTGAAGAAATACTACCGGTTCTTACTTAACATTTCATCTGCTTGCTTCTTGCGTTTTTCATACTGGTTTTCTTCAAACAAGTCTTCCCAATTATCGGGTAGTTCAAAATCAACACCAAGATAATAGTCTTCAAATTTTTGATAACTTTGATTTAATACATTTACATACTCTTGATCGGTATAACTACCGTCCCAAGGTGCGCCTAATGCTAGAGTAAATTTTGTATCTCCTGATGTGTTGTGCATCTCGTGAGGCCATTTACCGCTCATTACAAATGGCTTATCTATTGCAGTTGGCGTTACACTGGTATCTTTTCCTATAAAGTCCAAGTCATCTACATTACCTTGCATAACATATCTAAACTTGTGCTGCGATGTGTTAAACATTTCAGGACTACAATCAATATGTAATGGATTCTTATAATCATTAGGTGTAGTAATAATCATTATTCTACTACGTTGTTTTGTAATTTTGAATAGTACGTCTTCGCACCATTGTTTTAGTTTAGGCATTTCAAATGCCCAAGGCATCCATTGAAATTTATCTTTATCCGTTGGATTATACATAACTGGCACATGCCAACAATTTCTATATTCGTCTTGATATATTTTGCTAAAATCTAAACTGTTTAAATAATCCATATGATCTAATGGAGGATTTTCAATATCTAGAGGCAAGTATAGTAAGTCGTCAAATAATTGTTTATCCATTTGTATCTTTACACAAATCAAAAAAGTCACTCATTTCAGGAAATGCTTCTTTGAAGTTTGTATTCCTTCTTTTATCATGTTCGTTAAAGAAACGCCAGAAGTCAATTCGTCCTTGCATAACCTTGGCTGGATCATAGTTAGTACTATCCATATAATCTACTACCCGTCTAAAGCGTTCATATTCCATTGTAGTAAATGCATCTTTACGTTCGTCATCTAAGTTGTCTTTAATAAACTGTAAATGACTGTGCATATACTCCATGTATTCTTGTGGTAAAATATTTATATCGTACTGCAACGGCTCTTTCAAATAAGGTGTATCAAAACTCAGTCTATTCCATCTGTATGTTTCAACATCGTTGTATTTACGGCGCCATTCGAGTATTTTTTCAAGTAGTGTTTGAAATGTTGTTACACTGAAAATATTAAACGTAATCATAATAGTCACAGGAGCATCAGTATTACGCATAAAATAATCTAGATTACGCTCAAATACATTAATGTCTAATCCATTACGTATATACTCAGCACGTTCTCCCCAAGTGTCAATACTTGTAAACAATTTAAATCTGCGTATCTTATTTTGACTAAGCAAACTATTTACTGCATCAGTAAACTTTTCCAGCTGCTTCGGCTTGCCTCCTAAGTTACTATTTACATTGAGCTCAAGGTTTGGCTTAGGATCGTTTTCTAATAAATCAAATAGTTTGTATGTGCTTTTTTGTATTGTTGGTTCGCCGCCTGTTATCCTTAAAATAGTTAATTCATTACTTAAATCTGGCCACCATTTCCAAAATGCATCTAAATAAGGATTGTTATCTTCTTCATATATTTTAAACCAATCAATATCACAACGATGATTTTTAACCATATTGTATGGACCATGTTGTTTAATTTCGTTGTAGTATCTACTGCTGGCTTTTGGATGGCAATAACCGCACTTGAAGTTACATTCGTTACCAAAGGATACTTCTAAATATTCTGGGTTAACATTAAACTCTGCGCCGCCTTGTTTAACAGCATTTAATCTTTTTTCGTTATAGATACTACTGCTACGAGTTTTACGATCACTAATATAATCTTCGCCCATATTTTCAATATTCCAGCAATATTGACACCCGCTTGGTTTTTCTCCACGCAGCATAGAATTACGTTCTTCAATTTTTTGTGCTGTATTATGAATTGCACTAGGATTTGTTAAAATAGCTTGTGTATCTATTTTATGAGGAGCAGGATGATAACAACTATGTGTCTCACCTGTTTGGAAATATATGTTTGCATGATACCATTTAGCAAAACAAAATGTAGGAGATATTTGTTCGTCTGTATATTTTGTTATACGGACTGCTTCATCTCTTTCGCTCATTTTAGTTCCTTGTCAATAAACTTAGGATTTCTTACTGGATTTTGATAAACTGTTTTAAAAAATGTGCTTTGCCCTGCTCTAAGAGGTTCTTGGTCTATTGGTGCTTGTAGCTCGCTTATTAATTCGTCGCCCAAACGTTCAGTTTCTTGTTCAAGTGTTTCTTCGGTTACTTCTAACGATTCCCAATACTGGTTGAGCCATTCAAAGTCACGTACATTAACAAAGTCCCAATCTGTACACATTGTTTTGTATAAGCCTTCTCTAGCACCATATACTGCCCAACGTCCGTTTTCGGCATCAGCACCTACCATTAACCAAATCCATAGTCTATGTAAATTTTTCCAATGGTTACGCTTGAAATCTTCTATATCGGGTCTAATGCCTTGATCGAGTGCCATTTTAACACCTTCACGAAAACCAGCACGCCACGCTTGATGAGGTGTAGCATTGTTGTAAATATCGCTAAATGTTCCGTTCATTTGTATGTATTGTAAGTCCCAACAAAAGTCTACTTGTGCATGTGGATTGTCAGGATCAGCATTTTCATGTGTACGCATACTAAGTACTTTTTCTTTAGGCCAACATTTGATACCGCCATTGCCGTACGTCAAACCATTTATTTGATTTAACGCTGTCCAACTAATAACTTTGTCGGTTAAGTCGTAGTCACTCAAATCTGCTTCTTGACTTAAAAAAGTTTCACGTATTCTGTTATCACCGTCAATAGTAATAAATCGATCTGTGTCACTCATATTAGCAGCAGCTTTGTGTGCTGCATCACTTCCTTCAACTCCATGCACCCGTTTAGCCCATGGAACTTTTGTTAGCAAATCAGCATAATTCTGTTCTGCATTAGGTTCATCATATGACAAGTAAATTATGTCATGGTCTACTACTCTAAAAATATTATCAGTCATTTATTACCTCGTGTGCGTAAGATCCAAACTTTTTTACAGTATAAACGCTAATTGGCTCTTTGTCAAACTCAAAGTTGTCTTGGAAATCAATAGTGAAAGTATCTTCTTTAAAATTTAGCATACAATACAAATAATAAGGATTATTTTTCTTTGTGACACTAAAATTAGATATCATGTGATCCAAACTAACATTTTTTTCTTCAATTGTTTTAATTAGCTGTTCACTAAGTTTAATTTGCCATTTTTTCTGTACGTTATCTTGAACAATTGTTAGATCAGGTTCGTTGTCATTTTCAATTTTGTATAAAAAACTATCACTCGACCGTGCTTCAGTCCAGTAAGTACTATGTTTTAATACATAGTCTTTTGCAACTAAATCATATTCTACAGTATATTCATTTGAAGGAATTATTCCTTTTAATAAGTCTTGTACTTCAAATGAATCTACAGTAATGTATTGATCACTACTAGGTGTATTTTTAATTGATAATATACGCCCATTATCGGCAAACTCAATATATTTTTTCGTATTGCTTCTAACTACTATTGGCATCTTATATTCCTAAATATTTTTCATATGTGCTAATTATATTATTGTTAGCAAAATCTTTTTCTGTATAATGAAACACGCCGCTTTGTTTGTAATTTCCTACATATAGATCTAAATTATCATCAAGATAACTACTTACTCTAGTTTGCCATTTTTGTTCATCATATTTTTCCCAATGTTGTAATTTTGATTTCATGTGTACAAATGTAGGAAATTCTGTCTTACTTGTAATACTATGCTCGCAATTTAATATTTTTGCTGCTATTGCTGCACTTAGATCCATGCTACATGTTTTCTGATATGTTTTGCCACCAGCATGATTTTTATAAAACAATTGCCAGTTATTTGTAATCATCTCTAGCCAAGTATAAAATTCTTTTGCTAATGGACGTTCCTTAAAATAATGTATACCACTATATAAATTTGGTAAATTAAATTGTGTAAATGCTTTCCTATAATAATCACTAGTTACAGTTTCTCCTCTATACGTTAACACGTTGCTGGTATAATATAAATCATAATTGTTTAAAAAGGCAAACCATTTACTTAAATCTTGCAATACCAACATATCTGTATCCATTACTAATGTGTCAGCATAAGGAGTAGCATGATAAATTTTCCAACGATTACTAATTTTCCAGTCTTCGTCCTTGGCATGATCTTTCCAAGGTATTTCTACAATATGATCAAATAACTGTTTATATTTTTCTGGTACAGCATCATTGGTAATTAAAGAAACATTACTGTCTGGATTTGTAGCATGTATACTCATTGCACACAAACATGCTTGTTTTACATAGTCATCGTTGCTGTTTTGAGCAAGCAAAGTAAAATTTTTATCCATTAATAATTCTCTCTAAACTTATTTTATTCATAATATGAACATTTTGCTTGTTTGTTTTTAACCCCGTATACTGTCCTATATGTGATTGTTTTTCTATAAGAAATAACATTGTATCATTGTCTATATTATCAACAATGTCTCTATCTGTAATAAAGTATTTCTTACCTGGAAGCGAAGCTATTTTTAGTTCATCTGTAAAACCATTCAATGTGTGAGCAGCAATACTAAAAGCAAAATCGTTTCTATACAAAGGAGATATTATTTGATATAGACTTTTATAGTGTGTATAATTTTCTCTAACATGTTTTACTAAGTCAAAGAAACATTGTGCTTGCTTGCACTTTTTAAAGTAAACAACTGTGGCCCAATAAAATTTTATACTTGTATCAGTTACCCTATCAAATTCTGTTAACTTTCTCCAATGACACAAATCTACAGCATTGCTATACATCATTAGATTTTGATTAGATCCAAAGCAGTTGTTTAAACTATCGTTGGCAAGTATAAAATCAGTGTCCATTACAATAGTTTCGTCAAACGGTGATAAATCATATGCATTATATCTATCAGCATTATTAAAATTTGACATTGAAGAAGCCATATTACCATCGCGAAACTTTCGACTATTTTCAGATACACTTGGTTCTAATTTAATAACATGCTCAAAAAAATCAATACGTGAATCATCTGTCATATCAGTAGCAATTGCAACCGGAACATCTAAATACTTTTTAATACGTTCTGCACAATATATAGCTTGTTTAATATAATCTAATGCTTTGTTTTTTTTGGCAAAAAGTAAAACGCCTTTGCTCATAAATCTAGTATACCTTCAACACTTCTTTTGCTTTTTATTTTGTTGTATTCAACAAAGTATTCATTAGATGCTGTAAAATATGTATTTAAAATATTTTGATAGAAATCTTCTAAATTTGCAATCTCAGCAGGAATATCATTATCGTCGC